ACCGCCACCGATAGTGGCTAGTTGTGTTTGTATTCTATTAATGAATAATCTGTAGTGTTGTTGTAACTGATCAAGAGTTACAAATTTCTTATCAAGTTGAGTTAAAGGATCTGTTGTTTTATTTGATGGCTTACCTGGTATGGTAGGGTTATCAATATAAGGTTGTTCGGTTAGGACTGTTTTTTCATTAAATTTTTCAAAAACTTCTTCTATATGTTCTATCTTTTTCGTTAGTTGTTTATTCTTTTCTTCTATTTTTGACAGTTGCAATTGTTCAATTACAACTTTAAATTCATCTTTTAGATCATCAATATGTTTTTCATTTACTGTAAAATCAACTTTTAAATCTTTTAATTTATTTGATAAACTTTCTTCAAATACACCCACCTCTTCTTTTAAAGTATCAAAATACTTTGAGGTTCCTGTATCTAAATTTTCTTGTAGCTCGCAAATATCCTCTGTAAATGATGTCTCCAACTTTTGCATTTTGTCAGAGAAAATACTTATAGAATTTTCAAAATCCTCTAGTTTTTTACTTTCACTAATTTCTCTTTTCTTAAAATCTTTATATAAAGAGTCGTAAGTTTTTGATATTGATGATATTTCTTGCTTTGAATCTATTATTACTTTTTGTAGATCATTTACTTTTTGATCTACTAAAGTATCGATACTATTTGATTTTTGATCAACATCTTTAGATAAAGATTTTATTCTTGCAGTTAAAGATTCTATTCTTTGCAATACATCTTTTTCTAAATCTTTGATATCACTCTCAGATTTAATTTTTGATTCTAGTAATAGATTACTATATCTTGGTATTTCTTTATCAACAAATTCCTTTACTGTTGAATTTAATTCATCTAATCTCTCACTGTAAGCTTCATTAACTTGTGATATTTTTTCATCAAATACTTTAATTTTTTTATCGGTTCTTATTTCTGTTTCAGCAAAGAATTTTTTATATTCAGGTAAATCTTTCCGTAAAATATCATCAACTCTACTATCTACAAATTGTATTTCATCTTTTACAGATTCTAATTGTTCTTGATTTATACCTTCAATACTTTCTGATATTTGAGATATATTTAATGATACTGTTTGATTTAAATTTTCAACTCTAGAATCTAAATCATCTTTAAAGTTTAAAAATCTTTGATCTACTCTAGTTTCTGATTCAGTAACTAATTTTTTATATTTTGGTGCATCAACTTTTAAAAATTTATTGACCAATCCCGATAAATCAGATACTTCTTCAGTTATATTAGAGATAGTATCTCTATTAATTTTAGTAGCTTTCTTTTCAATTTTTGCTATGGACTCTTCAACAAAATATAAATGAGCCATCATGGCATCATCTAAATCTTCTTTACGAATTAATCCTTGAATATCTTCTTTTACTTTTAATAATTCTTCTGTTATTTTATCTACTTTATCTACGTTATCTTTGAAACCACTAAAGGTATCTGTAAAATCTGTAAGTGATTGTATATGATTTAAATTAGTTCTAAAAGCGTTAAATGCCTCAGATACCTTTTCAATTCTATCTGGATGTGCAACATCCATCTCCCCCTTGATAGTATCAAGAGAAGTTTGATCTGTATTCTTAAAAAAATCTGATGGTTTCTTAAGTGGCACTTATAGACTCTCCATTATAATTATATTTATTTCTTATCTTTAGAGTCACTTTGAGCTTTAATTAATTTTGATAGATCTGCTGTAGATCCAACAAATAAAGCATTTGTAACATTGGTTGGCCCTTTAGATGATGACTCTTCATTCACATCTTTTAATTTCTTTTGAAGATCCATCAATTTATCAGTTGCATCTGAAACACTTTTTATAAGTTGTCCTGCAACCTCATATGCTCTGGGCATTTCACTATCTTGAGCAAGTTCAAGAATACCATTGATAGCCTCTTGTCCTTTTTCAATTATACTATAAAGATTGCCTCTTGTATATTCATAGTCTTTAGTTATATCATCATTGACTTTAGTTAATTGTTCTTTTCTAGGGGCACAACCATTTTCTAATGTTTCCTCTATTTCGGGAACAATACTTTTTTCAATATTAAAGGCATCGTCTAAATTATTCTTCATGAAATTTCACCACTAAAACCAAAGTCATCACCAAGTTCGACTAAAGCACTATCCTCACCTAAACCTGAATCATCATTTGCATAATCAATACTCTTGATTTCTGCCCCAGTTAGATGAGATACTGCGGTTGTATTATCTGCTCCTCTTTCTACTGTAATAGTATTGTTGCTCTTAGAGGTAACAAGCATCTCCTCTCCATCAATCTCAATATATTTTTTGAGAACTATATCTGAATCTGAATTTACATTTATCACAGTTTCAGTTAAACCAATATCTGATGATAGGTTTGTAAGAACATTTCCTTTGTAACTCTTAAGAGCTCTTGGAGTAACAGAGTAAGTAATATCTCTTTCTGTGCTCTTAGATCCACCAGCAAGATATCGAACAGATGTTTTCCTGATAATATCTGATGTAGCAGTTGTGACTGGACCAAATAAGTATGTTTTTGCTGTAAATCTTAATGTATATAAAAGAACTCTACGAGTTGAAAAATCTCCCTCGTATTGATCATCCATGGTTACATTTTCTAATATAATAGGGATATCTCTTTTTTCTTTTATCTCATCAACTAAATTAACCGTTAAATTATATGCAGGTTGAAAATATGGAAGTATCTGTTCTACAATTTGAAGTGCATCATCATTTAATTTACACATGATAGATAATTCAAATTGCATACTATAAGGAACTGGCATAAATGCTTTTTTAACTACCTTTCCATCAGTAGGATCTTTAACAGTAAACTGTTGAGTTGTGGTTACTTTTCTTGAAGAGTCATAAGTAAGACCAGTAAATTCAAAAGACATTCTTGGCAAGGTAATTGCCGTTGGTTTGTTTAAATCTGGAGATTGTTCAATTCTAGCAAGAAATTTTTGAGTAGGGCCATATGCCAAAGGAACTTTTACAACAGAATTTTCCTGCCTTATTTCCATCCCATTAAAGAGAGTTCCAAAAGAAATAATAGTCTTTCTAAAAATTTCGTTGTAAAAATACTCAAACATGATTATATACCTGTTATATTATATTTAGGGTTGTCCAAATGGGTTCTGTTCAGAGAAGTCCAAAATAGCATCTGCTTGGGTTTCTATATCAAAATTATCAGCAAATTCTTCATTATCTGGTACAGTATCTATAAGTCTAAGAACTCTAGCAGCACCTGATACAGATCCAGTCAATACCTCACCGATAACAAACGCACCATCAACAGACGCTACTTCTAAGATATTTGTTTCTGCACTCCATGTTCTAATTCTTGCTGTGGTGCCACTGGTTCCTCCAGTTACTATCTCATTGAAAGCAAAATTACCCGATGAACTAGTATCAGGAGCTGCTATAGAAATAGTAGGTGCAACTGTGTAACCAGCACCAGCATTAATAAGATGAATGGCGGATATAGTACCAGCAGCACTAACGATTGCAGTAGCAGCTGCCCCAGTGGTTGATATTCCTGTAAATGTAATAGTAGGTGAAGTTGTATATCCACCACCACCAGATGTAATAGTAACTATACCAACTGTTCCATGTTCTACCGTAGATGATGCAGCAGCAGATACACAAACACCACTTCCACCACCACTAAATGCTATTCCAGGCCCACCACCAAGAACTCCCGTTGCAGTGTAACCGAAACCTGGATTTATTAAATGAACTGCCTGAACAACTTGTGCCTTTGGATTAGCACTGTCTGTACAAACAACTATACCACCTAACATCTTCGCTGTAGCTATACCAGTTAATCCACCAGCAGGTGCAGATCCAACTCCAACTGTCGGTGCTGTTACATATCCACCACCTCTATTAGTAACTGTAATGAATTGAATACCACCATTCACCACACCCGTCAATGCAGTTGCTTGAGATGCGTTTCCAACCATTGTTAACGTGGTTGTAGTTCCCTGTATGGTATTAATACCATCATCTGTAAATCCATCAGAATCATCACCAACCAGATTATCATCAATATCATCAATTCCAGTAGCAATAACCTCGTCCTCATAACGGAAGAGTTCGCAAGTTAGTTCATAGACATAAAGGTCTTGTAATTGGTAATATGGTTTAGCATATTCTATGTCTTTAATTTCATAAACACGATCATCAAGAGGAAACCATATTAAATCACCAGATTTTGGCCTAGTGGATAATTTAATATTAGATTGATCTTCGATTAAAGGAGTTATATAATTTTCAAATCTTTCTCTAGAAATAATTAATCTAACCTCATCTTGAGATTGAATACCAAATTTTGATAAAATATTTCCTGCTCCAGAATAAGCATCATAATTATCAACATAAGCCTCAAGTGGCAATGCCAAATCAAATTTAGATTGAACAACTTCTCTTATTATTGATTTTTCAGTCGCAAACTTTCTGGGTAAATAAAATATTTCAACACCGTAAGTTCTTAATTGTTCATTGATTAAATCCTGAACAAGATTTTGCTCTGAAGATGTTCCTTGCGTAAAATAGGGATTAAGCACCATAACATTACCCTATCATATCTAGAGGTGGAAGCTCATAAGTATTTGACATCATCTCTTGAATTTTTTCAAGATCTTTTTCTGCATCATCATATATTTGTCTACCGTTTAGTTCTATCCCACCAGGCAATTTTACTCCTGCGAACTTAATTAAATTTTGTCCCCACTGTCTCTTCATAAGAGCAGTAAGATATTTTTTCAAGAAAGAATCATTAAAGACTTTTGAATAGTCATTAGGATCTAAAGTTGAAAAACAATCAACTATAATATAATCATCTTTACTTACAGTATTCCAATCTATATCTAAATATAATCTTTGCTGTCTTTTATTAAATCTTATTTGTTTTTGAGTTGTCAATAGGAAATTTATATCTTCAAGATATGTTTTAACCATTGCATAGGTTAAAAGCTCTGTTGCACCCCAATAGTAAATATCATTTAAAAATAACTGATACTTAACACTAAACATATTGCTAGTGATAGCATTAGATCCATCAAAATGAAATATTTTTGTCACTCCAATTATATTATCTGGAACTTTTAAATAGTTTCCATTTTCATTCCATGTAAAAGTCTGAGTTGATCCATCAAAATCTTGTGTGGTAGTTACTGTTGTTATACCTACAGAATCTGCTTTACCTGGTTGAGAAGTTCCTCTATCAATATCATCTTGTGTAAGTTTATATTTAAAGAGTGCAGGATATACACCATCAAAATGTCTTTCTTGGAAATATTGAATAGCATCATCTAGAAGATCTTCTACCTGTTCATCGGCTATGTTAATCTCCAATACTGGAGCACCTAACTGCCTTTTACAGTAATCAATAAGTTCTTGACGAGTGGATGGTTGAGACATTTATGTATAATACTCCTAAAATATTTAGGGTGCTGATGATATGCCAGGTTTGACAAAGATCATACCCTCAACAATTCTGTAAACTGTTGATCCTGATCCTACTAAAATATCGTACATATATCGACCTTGACTTAGATCTCTAGTTGCAGTCGATCCCATTGATATTTTAAATTTACCATCAACGGCACTAGTAAATCCAACAGCGAAAGTACCATCAGATATTGTTGTAGCACCGATACCAATACTTTTTTGCATTTGTGATGATCCAGTATAACCATGCAGGCTAAACGCAGTATTTGATGTACCAACTACTTCATAGTTAGCAGTAAAATCTGCACCAGAATTTAAAGTTAAATTTACTGGAAATGATACTCCAGCATCTGGATCAAAAATAACTTTATTTGTTGCCATTGACTAACTCTTTGAGTAAAGATTTGATTTCACTTATTTCATCTTTTAAATTAGAGAGTTCATCCTCTACACTATTCACTCTTTCATTTTCTTTTCGTTTGGTTTTTTTACGAGCCAAATACTGATTATATTCAGATTGACTCGTGTTTATAATACAATTGGTAGAGGGATCTCTAACTAAATTGCTGTGATCTTTCACTTTAACATGTTTTTTAGTCATATTATGCTAATGCTAAAACCCTCAACTCTCTAACTCTTGGTACATGAGTTTGATCAGTAGAAGTTAAATCTAACTTAACTCTGAAGGATTTGAATGAAGGAAGATCATTAGCAGTAAAAGTAAACTCTCTATAAGTCAAATCTTTTGCTAAGAATCCATCAACTCCTGATATAGCAACTTTAGAATCAGGTCTTCCACTACTCTTATCTAATGAGATTATTTGACCAAGATCATTTAAATTATCAAAGCCAGGGAAGGCAACAAATATTGGTTCAAAGTTTTCAGTTTCACTAATAGCATAGAATGCTCTAATATCAGCAAACTCATTAATATGACCAGATAAGATAATCTTAAGAGATGTGGCAGAATTTTCTAAAGTATTTTCTTTAGATATGTATAAACATGATGTAGGATCATCTCTAAATGTGTTAACTCTATTGTCTGTAAGGTAATTAGTTACAGGAGCATCAACTCTATTAGTTGTGATAATCGCAGTCATCCTTTGTGCATCAACAACAGGTGTTACACGACTGTCTTGAGTTTGTAACTGCAATTGTATATTAAGTGATCTATTACCAATTAACTCAGTCATTCCTGGCTGAGATGTTTCATTAACTCTTGATGCGATTACTCTAGGAGAATCAAGATAATTTGTTTTGTTTAATTGAATAGATTCAAATCCCTGATCTATAAATGATAAATCAGTTCCTTTTCCAGATCCAGTAGCCAAACTAGTTCCAGAAACGGTTCTCATATCAGCAGTAAGTGATGTTCTAGGAACAGTTACATTTTGAATTTGTGGACATATTATCTCAAATGGCATATTTTGAGATGCGTGTATGTTTTGCCCACCAACACTCTTCGTTGAATTTATAAAGAGTTTGTTGAAACTAGAATTAGTGCTTCTTCCAATCCCTGCTTCACCCATATTCAATTTTATATTATAAGAGTCAAAGGTTAATGGATTTGCAGTTGTTACTCGATTTAAATTGTGAGTTCTATTAATTCTTAATAGAGATATTCCACCCAATTCATACTTAGCAATAGGAGTCCCTACTGCATAACTTCTAGCATTAGATCCTCTAGTTATACCACTAAGTGTACCACCAGCAGAACTAGTATAGGTAATGATTTCATCACCAATCTTAGCATAGCCTGGGTTAGATGATGCAACAGATACATTTTCAAACAATCCAAACGTTGATGTGTCTCCGACTGATATAGCAGTCGTAGCATCAGATCCATAAGCAACCGTTAATTTGGTTGGAACTTGATCACATTCAACTTTAGAAAGAGTTACTACATTTTGCTCATGGTGCATACCATGATTTCTGTGATCCACTGTAAAGTGTAATCCATCACTAACAGTGTCAATTGTTCTTGCTTTAGTGCTACCACCATTTAGAGTGGTTCCAACACCAACAGCGATATCGTAGAATAAGTCATTTGTAAGATTAAACTCACCCTGAACTTGATCTAATATTAATTGATCAGTTGCTCCTATAGAAACTATAGAGAGTTCAATATTACGTCCAGAGGTAAAGGTGTTTATTCCAATGACATCACCAACTCGATACCCACTTCCTGAATGGTTAACTGTTGCTGCAATAGCAACACCATTTTCAATATGAAGGTCAATTGTTAAATCACGACCAAATCCTGTAATGTTTGTTACACCAATTCCATTAAATCCATCACTACCAGAAGCAGGAGTATATCCTATACCAGCATTAATAATACCAAGATTACCAGTTGCCACACCAGCAACAGAGTCTAATTTACCTGTGGCGATTCTAACATTGTTAGTATCTTGTTGGAATACTTCCATACCAGGCTTTAGTGTATCTAAAGTTGGTGTGGGAGCTCCTCCAATAAATGTTGTTAATCCAACTCTTATTTGTTTTGATACCAAATTTATAGAATCTGGCATTAATTTAGGAATCTGTTTATTTCCCTCTGTTAAAGGAGGATTATAAATTGATGCGGTTCCAGTTGTTTCAAAATCAGCCCTATTCAATCTAAATTTAAGATCTTCCCACTGACTCGGTTCCCAAGTTTGTGCGTTTTGTGATTTAAATAAAGATCCAAGGAATGGTTGTTGAGATACAGATTCATCCGTTAATAAATCATTCTCACCAACTCTTGATGTAAACACCCTATATTTTGTTGATTGTGATTGTAGAACCACACAGTAAGTTCCAGTTGGCTCTAAGTAAACAGGTGCTTGGAAATGAACCCTAGTTGGTGCAGATCCATCAGAGGATACTGCTAACTCATCAGGAGATAATGAAACTAAAGATAATGGTATAATATTTTCAGTTGGATATCCTTGATTCATTGTTCTTAAGTGAACAAATAAAGGAATATCCTCATCATCAACTTCAGATAAGAATATATCCACACTGGTTACAAATATACCAGTTGAATCTCCAACATAGAAGGATTGTGCTAGTGGATCATCTTCACCCCAATCCCAAAAGGGCACAGGTACTTCAACAATTCTTTCAACTATGACTGGTCTATCAACAAAAACCTCAACAGGCACTAGTCTATCAACAGGCACTGGTCTATCAACAGGCACCTCTACACGCCTATCAACTTCTACGATTCTGTCAACCTCTACTATCCTCTCTACTTCAACTTCTTCAATGATTGTTATCTCATTCGTTATAGTATTATCAATAGTAATAATTTCGGGTGGGGGTGGTGGATCAGGTGGTGGTGGCACTGTTACGGATCCTATTGTTTCAGCATCAGTTTGTACATCCACTGTTTCAACGGTCTGATCACTTCCTATAAATCTTCTTTCATCTCTAATATCACTAGCGAAACGGCCACTAACTCTTGCGTTACGAGCAGAAACTATTTCTTCTTGAACAGTTTCTAATGTTCCTGTTGCCTCAAATACTTCTTGAGCACTTGTTCTTGCAACTAATCGATCATTTTGAGTGTTATCTATTAATCTGAATGTTCTTCTTCCAGTTTCAAATCTAGGATTTGATCTAATATTTGGACTTGGAATAAAGAAACTACCATGTATTCGGGAATCAGAACCAGAAACTAATCTTAAGTTTCTAACAGTTGCAATTGCTCCACTAGACTCACCAATTAGTGTCATTCCTATTTGGACATGTCCAAAGAAATCACCTTGAGCTTGTTGGGATAGTGATAAAGTATCAACGTTAAGTATGTCAGTTGTTGATGAATATGTTGAGGGAAGTTGTTCTCTTATAGTTTGAACTTCAGGCCCTCTACTACCAATAAAATCATCATTTATTTCAACATCTAATATGGTTGTAGATGATGTGTATGGATTAAAATTAAATACTTTTGTTGGATTGTCGAATGGCCCTTCTCTGTGATTTGGGGCAGCAACTCTAAATCTAATATTTGCTCTTGCTTCTGCAGGAGTATCAGCAACTCCCAATAAAGCACTATCTGAGGAAACAACTCTCTCACCAACTTGGAAAGCACCACTCTGCATGGTTATTTCAAGTAATTTGGGAGTACAATACCTAGTTACATTTACACCATCAAAGAAAGCAAAACATCTGGTTAGTGGTTTTAATCCTGTAGATAAGAACTGTATATTTCTAGAACGCATAAAGTTTATCAGATCTCGACTGATAACTTTATCTCCCTGAGAAGTTCTATCAAATTGTTCTTCTATGAATAATTGTGTACCTTGTCTAGTTGATGTTCCAGTTTCAAAAGTTTCTGTTGTTGTTTCTTGGAACGTTGATGTTTCAGTTTCCTGAACAAATGTTGAAGTTCTGCCTGATTGATCTACTCTTCCAGATACATTTGTAATCTGAGTTCTAGTTTCACTTCTTTCTTGAACATCAACTCCAATCCATTGTGTTTCCCATGATTGCCATAATACTGGAGTAAGACCAGATTGTTCATCAAATCCACCAAAAATTCCAGATGCAAGAGCTATTGTTTCAGCAAAGTTACCCTCTTGTTCAATAATTTTTGCTTCAACTCTTGCAGTATCAACCCATGTATCAGTTGCAGGAGTTAATTCAATTACACCATTCCAAGTATTAACTAAGAAAGGAGTAACACTTTCAGTTCTTGTACCAAATAATTGTGAAACAAATTCAACTTCCCTATAATCTAGAGTAACTATATCTCCTTGTTTTCTTATATTTTCACCTTCAACTAAATCATCAGCAGGGTTATTAATAGGGCCAAAACGTAAATCAATAGCATTTGTATAATGTTTTGGTCTTAATTCTTTATTTGAAACATCAATACTATTTTTTACTTCTATTCTATTTTCCTGTGGTTGTAAACTTGTAAAATTGTCTACAAAAAATCCAGATTTAAATCTATTTAATCCATCAGTATCAGGGACAAATAAACTTGATGTTGCTGTTTCTAATAATGATAATGAAGTATAGTATTCTAAATTTTTAATTCTATCTTCAAGAGCTTTGATATCGGACATTCGATATCTTTTATGATTTAAGAATGATAATGATACTTGTGAGGGATCAAATAGGAATGGAGGTAATTTTGCCGTAGCAATTTCTAAAGCATCATCGATAGGATTTGGTTTTACTGGATTTTCTGCTGGTAATCCATATTGAACTCTTAATTCACCTGTTTTTGTTAGATATATTCTATCAATTCTACCAACAAAGAATGATACATTAGCATTAAATGATTCATCAGATGCTAATATATTAGCAGCAGAGTTTCCAGATTGATCAAATTTCCTTCCAAAAAATTCTAATGGAGCCCTGACATTTTCAGCAACTGTATAATTAGAAACTCTTGGTCTGACATCAATCATATCAGTGTTTCTAACACCATTTACTTGTTGAATATCAGTATCATAAGCAAAACTGTTATAAGAGTTCTTTGTTGTTATATCACCTTCATCAGAGGCATCATGAAATGCACTTGTAAAGTAAATTTTTATTTTACGACTTGGTGCTTTAGCGTTTTTCTTTCTAATTAAAAATCCATAATCATATAACGATCCTTTTTGCCCATTATTATAAGTATAATTTGAAGATATATTTCTACTTGAAGTTGATACATCACTGATGATTGCTTTTATTTTAGATTCACCAAATACAACAGTCTCGTTTTCTATAAATGGAATGCTATTTAATGAAATGTAAGTAATATCATCATCATCAAGTTTTTCTGCATATTTTGCGATAGCTCCAGAAGTAGCACCTTTAAATGTTTCACCGATTACAAGATCTCCTGTTTTACCAGTTGGTCCTGTCATTGATGATAGTTTCATCTGAGGAGCAGATGCGTTACCAGTATCTGTTGATTCAAAAACACCAAGAATTCTTATGATATCAGGAGTGTTTAACGATATTGTCTCATCCTGAACTCTTGTTCCATATGGAAAATTACCATGCACTAAACCATCACCTAAAGTTGTTGATGCTGTTCCAGATGCAGGTTTCGTTGAATTTTTAACTATTAAAGCATTTACTCTATTTTGCCTCTTTACTTTATTTTTTGGTTTTGATTTTCTTAAAGTTGCAATTAATTTTGCATCTTCATTTCTAGATAAATCTGTTCCAACATTAAATATTTCTAAAATACTTGTTCCAGAAGCATTTGTTCTAATTGAAAATCTATCAGATGTTAAAACTTCAGTAACACCATCCTCTCTAACCAAAGAATATCTTTCTTCATCAAAAGGTAAGAAAGTTTCATTAGGCCCTGACACAACAACTGATGTTAAAGAATCAGTGGAATGATTTATTGTTACATCAAATGATTTTCTAATTGTTATTACTGAATTTGTTAAATCAATATCATTAATAAATTTTTTGGGTGTTTCTGTATATAAAGTGTTATCACTTGATTTTTCATAAGCACTCTTGACTATTCTTAAATCTGAAACATTTAAATTACCAGGTGATCCAAGTCCTGTAGTAACAACACCAACAGAATTTATTAAAGGTAATTGTCCACTGGCAACACCAGTAACAGTTGTAATTCCAGTTACAGTGGCTTCATTTCCACTTATGGCAGTTACTCTTGCAAATGTAACATCATTTCCAATGCCACTAAAGGCAAGTAAATCATTTAATTTTAATTTTTCTGGGAATAAAGAACTTGGACTAGTTACTGTACTTAATCCTGTTGTTCCATTAACAACAGATATTGTTGCATCTCCAAAGAAATCTGCATCTTGTTGAAGAATATCTCCAGTAAATGTTTTTGCAAAACCAACATCTCCATTATCAGGCCCAGCGTATATTGATTTTACATTTGTTATTCCATGTGATGTGATTGCTATTGCAACACGACCATTATCCACACCATTAAATTCAAATGGTTCATTAACTAGAAAATCTCCAGCAGTGGTATACGCAGTAACTATTCCAGAATTAACTACATTATCTCTTATATAACCTGTTGCACCACTATATTTTCCTTTAATATGGGTTGGAACTGTTAAATCAATTGCTTGATTTAAAGATATTTCTGTGAAAGTTTGAATATCATAAAGAGAAAGATCCCATTGATTTGTTAATGCGTTTGAAGTAGAATAAGAACCCGACTCCAATCCAAAATCATAAACTCTAGCAACACCAATTTCTTTACCTGGTGCTGACATTATATTATTAGCACCTTGAGTCGTGGTTCTTTGATCTCTTAAACTAACAATAAAAGTATTTCCTAATCCAACTTGTGGTGCTCCAAGAACTTTATTTAATCTTAAAGTTGCTCCAGTATTATAATTTATACCTTGACTTTTTAAAAACTTTGCATTTCTTGGTTTGGGGCAATTTAAATATCTTGTGCTAATTGTTTCTATTTCATATCCTTTAACAAAAGCTTTACCAGCAGATATCTCATATAAACCTAAGTTAGCATCTGCTTGTGCTCCTGTTTGTGTTTCTTCTCCTACTTCATGAATACCACCATTTCCCAATCCATTATTAAGTGAATTTTTAAATGTAATATTAAATGGTCTTACAGTATAATCACCAGATTCTGCAAAAGTTCTTCTAGCTAATTCATCACCAAAAATATTGTAATCTGGATTATAACTAGATGTTTGTAATACACCCTCTTTTATAGTTCCTAATTCTACAAAATTATTATCATTAAGATCATCTAGAGGTTTTGCAAGTAAAGAACAACTTATCCTTAAACGATCTGCACCTGGTGCTGCAAAGTTATTAAATCCTTTTGAATTATCAGTAAGAGTTTCATCCTCATCAGAATTTATTATTTCTTCAATTATTCTAAGTCCAACTCTTACATTTGCAAAATTATCATATTGACTTAGAAGAATTGTTTCTTTGTTAACAGTAACAAATTGACCCCTTATAAAATAAACACCTTCAGTTATGGAAAATGAAGATGCAGTTGCTGTTGAATCTAAAGAAATACAAGACGCAAAAGATTCACCTGCAGGTATGAAAGTATCACTATCAGGCCCCGATGTTATATCTGTTGTTGAAGATAATAATTCACCATCACTAAATGTTGATTGGATATTATCTAACGTTCCTGATGAAATATATTGAATATAAATTGTTAAATTTTCTTTTTCTGAATCTGCTGCTGGTAAAATTTTATCTATAATTGCTGTTACACCAGATGACTGACCAGTGATTTTTTTACCTATTAATTGATTTAGATAAGATACTACAGGTATTCCTAAATGTGTTTCATTTAATTGAACTGAAAAATAATCTCTAGAATATAAAGTATTACCTGGTATTACAACAGATCCCTCTTTAAAGAAGTGTTGTCCAAATTTTTCAATTTGATTTTGTAATATTGATTGTAAACCTGTTAATTCTCTTGCTTGAACAGGAAAACCTGGCTTGAACAAAACCTTATGATAATTTTGATTAGAATCAAAATCATCAAAGTATGGTGAAACGTTAAGATTGGTGGTCTGAGCCATAGTTTATTAGAATTGCAATATAACTTTGATATCTTCTTTTTGATTAGAAGATCTAGTAATGGCTGGTCTATTGTCAACGTAAATCAGATTACCAGAATATTTTTTAACTTCTGGATTTGATAAACCATTGGTAAATGATTGACCAAGGTAAAATGTTCTATTATTTATTGAAGTTGAGACACCACTAAAACTGGTGCTAATTCCCAGATTAGTGCTACCACCTACAATAGTAAAACTTCCACCTGATGAGATTTCTGAAGTAAATCTATTCAAATTAAAACCATATTCTGTGACAGTTTGTGCAGTTCCAACTGTATTGAACCCTGCCAAAGTCCTGTCTTGCCAATACTTCAAGACTCCCGTAGTAGCATCATAATTAATAACTTTACCAACAGCAGTTACTCCAGTCCCTGTTGTTTGAGTTATCAGTGAATCCTGAGTAAAAGTAGCCGTGCTATATCCAGCACCTGCTAAACGTAAAGCAAACGCTGAACTAGCCTTATTAATATCTAGTTTAGATGTACTACCGAACTGAATTGGATTCTCAAGAATTCCTATTCTTGCAAATTCATTACCAGTAACAAAGTCTGGATTTTCCACGTCATTTTCAATTCTAGCATAAAGTAATACATTTTTTGCACCTAGTTCACGATATACATCTTTGCCATGGCCACCTGGTGGTGGGACTATGACTTTTAAACTAGGTAAAGTTGTAGGAATAGGAACTCCACCAGCAATCAAATCTACCGTACCAAAAGTATAACCAGATCCTTGATTGGATACAGTAACTGTCTCTATTTTAGAGTCGTTATTAACAACAACGGTACATTCAGCACTAGTTCCATCACCTTTTATAGGAACTCTAGTGTAAGTTCTATTTGCAGTTCCAACACCAACACCACGATTTTCAACAACTACGATTTTTACACCACCATCAACTGCATTATTTCTAATGGCTTCATGTTCTGAACTAGTTTCCCAATCCAATGGAACTGGTATAAAATCTGTAGAATCAAATTTTGTTAGTTCTGATGGTTTAATTGTATAAAGATATTTCCATATATAACCATCACCACTTGTTCCCGCAGCTCTTGGTTCTAAATCAGTAAATGTTGGTTCATCAAGAGATGGTTTACCATCTGGGGTTTCTGGTGTAGTTCCATTTTGTAGACAAACATATACTCTAAAATCTGCATTTACAACATAGTAGTTTGATTGATATAAACTAGTACCTGCTGATTCTGGAGGTATATTTAAAATGCTATAATCAGGTCTATAATAATTGTATGTTGTACCTGATGACCAAGAATTTTTCTTTACTACTTGTTTTACATCACTAGCAGATATTTTTTTAAGTGCTAATGTTGTATCCCAAATATCATTAAAATCATTAAAATTGTCAATGGGTGCAGGGGGATCATCATCCCAATTAGATTGAATACTGGTTGGGTTAGGTAAACCCACAAACGCATAATAAGAATTAGCAGAGGTTGAAACTCCTGCTACAAAATTCTTTGCATTTAATATTCTGATCTGATCGGTTATAATTGCAGACATTGTTACAATTTTTTAGTTATTTATCATGAATTAAACGGAAGGATAAATTACAATGCTTCCTAACATGCTACTATGACTAGTACATTGATACACTAATGTGTTTGGTGCAGCAAAAGGAACTTCAAATTTAATGGTTCCACTTGATGCTCCATTATTAGTTACACCAGTATTATATGCAGATCCACCATCAGATACACGAATCTGGAATGGATGACTTCCACCAGAGTTATTAACAAACTCATAAGTTTGTCCTCTTGCAAGGTAAATTGTTGGATCATTTGCTGAACTCAATCCACCAGGCCCTGTGAATGTGTAATGACTAGATCCAGAGGCACCTAGAGTCCATTGAGATGTTACAAAATTTCCATCTCCACCACCAACAAATGAGGAAGAATTAACGCTGGTTGCTGTTAACACTCCAACATTTACTCTCTCTGTTCCAACACCAATGGAGTCAGCAGCCACATTTGTTTTGCTTACTAACTCATACCATGCTGCAGCATGTGCGAAATATCCTTTTCCTATGTTATGAACATGAGCAAAGGCACCATGATATGTAGACGCAGATGGTAGATCAGAAAAATTGTTGAATAAGAATGGTATAACATTATCAGTTGCAATACCAGTGATTTTTCCACTTAGATTAACTACGTTAAATCCAGATGTTCCTGTGGTGCTAACACCAGCAACACTACCACTTACACCAGTTAAATTAGAACCATCAATAGCAGGTAAGGCACCAGATAATTTTGATGAAGTAAGCGTTGTTATTCTTGCATCAGCAACGGTTCCTGTTAATTGACCAGCAGGTATTGATGTTAATGATGCACCAGAACCACTGAATGTTGTGGCAGTTACTATACCAGCAATAGACGCTGCAGCACCAACTATGTTGGTTAATTCAACTGAAGGGGAACCCGTAAGACCAGCAGCAGTGCCTGAAGTATCTTGATTTAAAGTAGCGACTCTTGCAGCAGCAACAGTTCCTGATGAAATATTAGATCCGTTAAGATTAGTTAAACTGGCACCAGAACCACTGAATGTTGTAGCAGTTACTATGCCAGCAATAGATGCAGCAGCACCAACTATATTAGTTACTTCAATAGATGGAGAACCACTAAGACCAGTAGCAGTACCAGTTACAGTACCAGTTAAAGGGCCAGAAAATCCTGTGGCAGTTGCAACACCAGTTATTATAGCTCCATGCTTATCAGTAGTTACTTTATTCGCTCCATCATAGTAAAGTATAACAGAGCCATCTTCAGTACAGTATACATGATTATCACCACCAGTAGCACCTAATCTTAAATCACCATTAGATAATAATTCAGTAGTTTGACCATTTACAGTATTTTGTATAGAAAGTTTTCCTGTAGTGGTGTTTTTTATTACACTATCATTAGATGTATGATATATCTGTATATCACCAGTACCACTACCATTACCTTCACCAACAAATATACTTTGATTATCTCCAGGTAATACCAAACCTGTAGCAGTAGCAACTCCAGCAACACTTAATCCTTTTGAAAATAATGTAGTAGCAGTAGCAATTCCAGCAAAAGTAGCAATACCAGTTACATTTAATTGTCCTGTAGTGGTAGTTCCAACGACATTAATTCCCGAACTTGCCGTTTCAAAAGTTTTTGTCCCATTAAAGTACAAGTCAACTGAACCATTCTTATTAAAGACACCCATATTGGTGTCACCAGATCCAGTGCTATCTAATATACTTAAAGTTCCACTATTACCAAAAACAGCTATCCTACCATTTCCACCAACACCATCTATATGCAAACCACTACTAGTTCCACCTGTTATGCCAGTCATCCTTATAGGAGTTCCAGCTTTAAAATTCAAACTGCCAGATGTAAACCGATAAGTTTCAGAACCATCAAGTGTAAGTGCAATCTTTCCGTTAGACCCACTATCTATTACTTCTACTGAACTATCACCTTCATCTATCTTATCTCCACCTGATCCAGATGTAGTTACAGTAACAATACCAGCAGCAATTGCAGATACACTTAAACCAGCTCCAAAATCAATTGTTCCTGCAGTACCTACAAGACTTCCACCTTCCTTAATAATAACACCAGTTCCAGAAGCAGTAACACCAGTCAATCCTGAACCATCTCCAATAAATGATGTTGCAGTAACTACACCAGCTTGTCCAACTTTAAATACTGAACCTACTCGAATATCACCCTGATCTACCTTAAGTGAACCAGTTGGTAATTCAACACCAACAGAACTGGTAGTTAGTCTAGTAAGTAGAGGTGCAAACGTACTACCCCCTTTATAAGATAGAACTACATTACCAGTATTAACTTCAGCGTTAGTATAGGATGTATTAACTCTGAAGATCTTCTGTTCGTGGCGGTTCTCAACATAAAAATCACCTCCTGGAGCAACCTCTATATCTGCACCATTTCCTCCATAACTATTTCTAATTTTGAATGTTGATTGATTACCAGAACTACCATGATTATCAGAATAATTAAGATATCCAGCACCACCAATCTTTAATTGTCCAGGTCTTGTAATTTGTTGAGTTGGTGCTATCTCTATATTACCTAAAACTGTTAATTTTGTTGATGCTGTTGTGGTTCCTATACCAACATTACCTAAAGTATGAATCCCAGTGGCATTTTCTATAAAGAAAGCATCTCCTGTAGGTCCTGTAGATCCATTAGAACCTGTAGGTCCTGTAGGTCCTGTAGGTCCTGCAGGTCCTGTAGGTCCAGCAGGTCCAGCAGGTCCAGTTGATCCATTAGAACCATTAGAACCAGCA